TCGAAAACTATCTATGACTTGTCAGTTAACAGATGGTTCAGAATATAAAGGTGGTGAATTAGAATTTGATTTTAGAAATTATGATCCACATATGCGCGATGAATCAAAACATAGAATACAATGTAAAGAGATATTACCAAAAGGTTCTATTATTGTATTCCCTTCATTTGTGTGGCATAGAGTTAAACCAGTAACATCAGGCACAAGATATAGTCTTGTGGTATGGCATTTAGGGAGGCCTTTTAGATAATGTATATAAATAACTATTTTAACACAACCATTTGGTCAGAACACAAACCAGAGTTTGTAAAATCTTTAAACAAAGCTAGTAATAAATATATTGCTGAAGCTAGAAAAAGAGAAAAGAAAAGAATAAAAGAATTTGGTGATTTTGGTACAAGTTATCATTCAACACCATTAACAGCTGACAATGACTTTTTAGATTTTAGAAATTACATTGGTCAAAAATCTTGGGAATATTTAGATCACCAAGGTTATGATATGTCACAATACACAACTCTGTTCAGTGAGTTATGGGTACAAGAGTTTGCTAAAAAAGGTGGTGGTCATCATTCAGCACACGTGCATTGGAATCAACACGTATCAGGTTTTTACTTTTTAAAATGTAGTGATAAAACTTCTTACCCTGTATTTCACGAACCGAGAACCGGGGCAAGAAGTACAAAGTTAAAATTAAAACCAGACCTTAAAGGTGTATGGGGTGGCACAGAACTAATTCATTTTAAACCTACACCAGGTACATTAATTATATTTCCAGGGTTCTTGGAACACGAATATGCAGTAGATTTTGGAATAGAACCTTTTAGATTTATACATTGGAACATACAAGCTGTACCAAAACAAATGGCTAAAGATGTTTAAAAAGAAAAAGTATACAGTTATCCGTCAAGCAATATCAAAAGACCTAGCAGCTTTTGTTGCAAATTATTTTTTAATGCAAAAGCAAGTATATGATACTTGTAAAGAACGTAAATATTTTTCACCATTTGAAACTATTATAGGATATTATGAATCAGAGAATGAACAGATTCCAAACACATATTCTCAATATGCTAATATGGCTATGGAAACATTGTTATTAAAATGTTTACCAGATATGGAAAAAGCAACAGGATTAAAATTATATCCTGCATATACATATGCTAGAATATATAAAAAAGGTGATGTATTAAAAAGACACAAAGACAGATTTAGTTGTGAGATATCTACTACTATGAATTTGGGTGGTGATGATTGGCCGATATACTTAGAGCCATCTGGAGAAGTTGGTAAGAAAGGTATCAAAGTAGATTTAAAACCAGGAGATATGCTGGTTTATTCTGGTTGTGAGCTAGAACATTGGAGAGAAAAATTCAAAGGCAAAGAATGCGTACAAGTTTTCCTGCATTATAACAATCGTAAGACCCCTGGATCGAAGGATAATATGTTTGACAAACGTCCACATTTAGGACTTCCTTCTTGGTTTAAACGATGATATAATTCTTTGATGGAGGCAGGGATCCACCACATACCCCCTGCTTCCTTCTAAGGATTATATTATATGTTATTAGGATTTGGAGCATTTGGCGAACTACCGATATCAACATCGGGTCAAGATGGGAGCGTAACTATTGCTGTTACTAAAAGCTCATTGGTTCTTAATATAGGTAACCCAGGAATTACAGCTGATTCAATTGTAGAGATTCCTACTCCAAGTCAGGTAACTTTAGGAATTGGGACTGTTGTAATTACAGCAGATGGTAATGTTAGCCCTACTAAATCTTCCCTTGTTTTAGGTACTGGAAACGTTACTGTTAGCGCCGGTGCTACTGTGTCACCTACAAAGAGTGGGTTTACAATTAGCTCTGGAACTGTTACAATAACAGGTGGAGCAGTTGTTGATCCTACAAAATCAACATTTACATTGGCTTCAGGAACTGCACAAGCAATTGTATGGAGTGAAATTATTCCAGGTGTAAGTGCAACTTGGATACCAATAGACCCAGGAATATAAAATTATGGCATCAACTTATAGTACAAATACCAAATTAGAATTAGTAACAACAGGTGAGAAAGCCGGACAATGGGGTGGAATCACTAATACAAACCTACAGATTTTAGAACAAGCAGCTACAGGATATCTAGCAATAGATATGGCTGGTGCAAGTGTTACACTTGCTTTAACTGATGGTGCTACTTCAAATGGTAAAAATATATATTTAAAATTAACAGGCACTTTAAGTGCTAATAGAACATTAACAATGCCATCGGGTGCAGAAAGAATATGGATTGTTGAAGATGCTACAGACAGAAATGGAACTAATAAATATACTTTAGGTATATTAACTGCTTCTGGTACTACTACATATATACCTAATAAATCAGTAGTTTTATGTAGATCTGATGGAACTAATACAAATGTTACGCTTTTGCAAGAAGGATTATATGCTATTGATAATACTTATTCTCCTTATACAGCTGTCTCTGGAGACCAAATTTTTGTTGATACTTCAACAAGTGCGGTTACAGTGGCACTGCCAGCTTCACCTTCTGTAGGTGATCTAGTTACAATTATTGATTCAAGAGGAAATTTTAATTCTAATAATGTAACTATAGATAGAAATGGATCTAAGATTATGAGTGCTACATCTAATGATACTCTAGATGTTAATGGTCAATCAGTAACACTTATATATTTAGACGCAACTAGAGGCTGGGCTTATAAATCTAATACTGAAGTATTCCCAACTTAGGAGCTGAAAAGATGGCTCTTACATCTATTAAATTTTTACCTGGAATAGATAAGCAAGACACAAGTGTCGGTGCTAATGGTCGATGGGTAGATTCCGATAACACAAGATTTAGATACGGTCTTCCTGAAAAAGTAGGAGGATGGCAATCTTTATTAACCAGCACTCTTCATGGAGTAGCTAGAAAAATTCACGCATTTGTTGATACAGATGGTAATAGATACGTTGCCATAGGTACAGATAAATTTTTACTTATATATTTTGAAGGAAATATATATGACATAACTCCTTTTAGATCTAATAATGCAGGGACGCCTACTACAATTAGTGCAACCCTATCTACAAGTACGGCTACCGGAACTTCAATTACGGTAACTACTTCTGCGTCTCATAGTATTGAAGTAGGGGATATGATTGTATTTGATAGTGTAACAATGCCTACAGGTTCGTCTTTGTCAGCTACTCTTTTTGAAGATAAAGTTTGTCAAGTTATTACTGTTCCTAGTGATACTACTTTTACAATTACATCACCAACTGCAGAAGCAAATGGAGGAGGTGCTACTTTAACTTCTGGAAGTTCTGTAACTCTTAAACCTTATGTAAGAATAGGCCCAGCCGCACAATCATATGGTTATGGTTTTGGTATTGGAAATTATGGTGGAACAATTACAGGATCAACAAGTACAGAATTAAATGGAGCGTTAAACGCTGACACTGCTGGTACAGGTGGAGTAGGAACCGCTGTTACAGTAGATGATACAACAGGGTTTGCATCAGCAGGAACTATTGCTGTTGGCACAGTGCCAAACGCAGAGTTAATTACCTACACATCAAAAAGTTCAACACAATTTTTAGGTATTACTAGAGGTGCTTCTGGAACTGCAACTCCAGGAACTTCAAATGGACAAGCTCACTTAACTAATTCAACAGTTCAAGATGCTACGAACTGGACTGGTTGGGGAGATGCTGTTAAAGCATCATCAGTTACACTAGAACCAGGACTTTGGTCTTTAAGTAACTGGGGACAAGTTTTAGTTGCTACAGTTGCTGATGGAAAAACTTATACATGGGATCCTTCTATTGCTGCAAAATTTACAACGCCTGCTGGAATGCTAACAACTAATTATGTAACTGCTATAAGTGGAACTGTTGGAAATCCAACAGCTTCAAGACTAACTTTAATATCTCCCACAACACGTCACTTAATTCATCTTGGAACTGAAACAACTATTGGTGATCCTACAACCCAAGACAATATGTTTATTAGGTTCTCGGACCAAGGATCGGTTAATACCTATGCTCCTTCAGCGGACAATAGTGCTGGAACTTATCGTCTACAAGATGGTACAAAAATTATGGGAGCAATCGTTGCAAAAGAAAATATTCTAGTGTGGACTGATAATGCTTTATACTCAATGAAATTTGTTGGGTCTCCTTTCACCTTTGGATTTGAACAGGTTGGTACAAACTGTGGTTTAATTGGACAGAATGCATGTTGTGAAATTGATGGTGTAGCTTATTGGGTAGGAAATAATGGTTTCTTTGCATTTGATGGTACAGTAAACTCACTACCTTGTTCAGTAGAAGACTATGTCTATGATGATTTTGATACCACTAAAGGCCAACAAGTAGCTGCAGGAATTAATAATCTATTTACCGAAGTCGTTTGGTATTATCCATCTTCAGGTTCTGATTATAATGATAAGTATGTAGTATTTAATTATGGAGAGTCTAAACAAGTTCCTATGGGAAATTGGTACACAGGAACTAATACTAATTCAATAAGAACTTCTTGGATTGATGCAATCGTTTATCCAAAACCATATTCAACTGCGTTTAAGAATTCAGCTGATGGTACTTTTCCTGATGTAGTAGGATCTACAGATTTAGGACAGACTACTTTTTATCAACAAGAAACAGGAACCGATCAAGTTAACCCAGATGGTAGTACAACTGCTTTAACTTCATATATTACATCATATGATATTGCCTTACAGCAAGATCAACCAGAACTTTTTTTAGCTATGAGAAGATTTGTTCCAGACTTTAAAACTTTAACAGGTAATGCAAAAGTAACTATTGGATTAAAAGATTATCCTTCTTCAACAGGAGGCAATAGTACCTATAGTCCATTTACAATTACATCTGCTACAACTAAAGAAGATACTAGAGCTAGAGGAAGATATGTTAATGTAAAGATTGAAAATGATGGCACAGGAGAAGCGTGGAGATTTGGAACTTTCCAAATAGATTTACAACCGGATGGGAGAAGATAATGGCAAAGATAGTAATAAGATTACCAGAACCTAAAAAAGAATATAGTGAAGATAATCAAAGACAAATTAACAGATCTTTAACATCTTTAATTGAACAGTTAAATTCTACATACCAACAACCAAACAAGGATGATCAGGAAAGGTTAAATTTCTTTTTAAGCTAATGTCAAACGTATATAAAAATGTTCAAGCTAAAGTAACATCTGCAGGATCATATGATGATATGTATGAATCCCCTACAGCTACGACTTCCATAATAAAAAGCATTAAATTATTTAATACTCATGGATCAGCTTTAGATGTAGATATTAAAGTATATGATGCTTCATCTACCACGGATTATGAGTGGGATAAGGTCAATGTATTGGCTAGTGGAAGCGTTAGTTTATTGACTTTTAACAACCTCATTATTCTGGAAGCAGGTGATAAATTAAAGATGCAATGTGCCACAGGAAATGTTATAAAAATGACTGCCGCTTTACTACAAATTACTAGACCGGCTGAGGTTACACAAACATAGGAGAAATATGCCTTTCATAGAACAAGAAGCTAAAAGCGAATATAAAAAAATAGATGGAAAAAGAACTCACGTTATTACACCAGAAGTAGAAGTAACACTTACTAATACTGAAAGTGGACATGAATATATGTCAGATAAAGAAGCTGACGATGATGTAGATAATCCATCTACAGCTACTAAAAGAGAACATATCAGAAGAGATGTGCATGTTAAGGTAGCTCAAATAAATTTAGGTGCTGACTCAGGAGAGTTGTAAAACCAAAGAAAATAGGATATTTTAAAAGACTATGGCAATTACAGATATTATAGAAGAATCTTCCATGATAGACACTGGTGCTCCAAGCATCAAGTACGAAGGAGAAAGACCTCTTAAGAAACCAGAAATGCTAATGGCGGGTCCTGATTGGTATTTAAAAAGAATGCAATTACTGATGGATGAATACGGCTATGACTATGATGAAGCTGGTGAAATAGCTTACGATAGTGATAAGTATTATGAAGTTATAGGCATTGATCCAGGTGGCATGGGTGATGAATCACGGATCATGGAACAAGGAATTCCTAATACAAAAATAATTAAAAATCAGCCACATATGTTGGCTTACATCACTCCAGGCGAAGCGGACACATTAAAAGATTTAGGTGGTCAAGAAACTATGACCGAAGAAGGTGTACCTGCGTTTCCATATCAGGACTGGGAGGGTTATTCTTCTCCATCAAAATCTTCTAAGCCAACACCTTCTCCAGCTGAAACTAATCGAGAACGAGGAATAAGAGCTCACGCTACAACGGGTTCATCAAATATACATAATGTAGGTAAAGCGGAAGACCCTTATATAATGAGTGGGGGAGACAGACATTATCAAGGTTCTGATACATACGAAAAAGAAATTAAAAAATCACAAGACATAGTTAAAGCACATCAAGACAAAACACCTTTTGTCCACCCAACAAGAAAAGTTTTATATGATGTATTTCCTAATAATCCTGGAAATGAATTACGTTATATACAACATTTAAAAACTAATAATCCTGTAGCTTATGGTAAACTACCTCCAGAGTTAAGAGCTCTATATGAAGAAACAGAAACAGGCGGAGATATGGACACAAGAAGTTATAAAGATTTTGATAAATTTTCTTTTGATGATTTTGAATCTTTAAGAACTTTTGATCCTAGTAAGTATGGTTTAGATGCAATTAATTTTGCAGATTATGCAGCAAAATATCGTGGTGCACCTGGATTAAAATATTCTGGTAATGTAGGTAATTTAGAAAAATTTGTTGAAACTTGGACAATACATCCTGTCACTGGAAAAAAAATTCCGGCTACTTATGGCTACAAAGAAAAAACTGGTGATGGCCCCGATGAACCAGAATGGAGACGATTAGGTTATAGTAGTCAAGATGAGTATGAAAGAAGCAGAGGTGGTGGATCCGGTGGAGGCGGAGGCGGCTCCGATGATGATGACGAAGACGATTGGTACATGCCTCTAGCATTTAGAGCTGAAGGTGGTAGAGTTGGAAGAGCTTACGGTGGAATCATGGGCGATGATGGTAGACGTGCTTATGGTTTAGGAAGTATATTTAAAAAAATTAAAAAAGTATTTAAAAGTCCGATAGGTAAAGCTGCACTATTGGGTTTAGGTGGATATAAAATGGGAATTTTTGGTGGTGGTGGAAAAAACTTTAAGATGATGGAAATGATTATGGGTAAAGGCGGTAAAGGTGGTCTATGGAATTGGGCTAAAGCTAATCCTTTTGCAGCGATCAGTGGTGCAAGTGCCTTATCAGGTTTAATGGCTGCTAAAGATTATAAAAAATATGATGACTGGAATAATGAGGATGACGGTACTGGTCTTGGAGATTTAAATCAATATAGACAGTATGGAATTCAAGCTTTTGCTGAAGGTGGGAAACCTGAAGCAGGGCTCATGGACATGGGTGGTATGGAAAAAGATTATAGAGAAGAAGGTGGCTTTGTACCTATCGGTGGAAAAGAAAAAGCAGATGATGTCCCTGCAAGATTAAGTAAAAATGAATTCGTATTTACAGCTGATGCTGTAAGAGGCGCTGGTGAGGGAGATATAGACAAAGGCGCAGAAGTTATGTATAATATGATGAAAAACCTTGAAGCCGGAGGTCAAGTATCAGAAGAATCGCAAGGCTTAGATGGCGCTAGAGAAATGTTTCAAACATCACAAAGATTAGAGGAAGTATTATAATGGCATTACAAGAAACTAGAACCCGTCCCGCCCAGTTTATAGAAGATATAGGTGTTGACCTAAGTAAATCGCTAATAGCATCTACTGGCCAACCAACTATGGCCCAAGGTCTGGGGGAATTTTTAAAAACTGCAAGACCAACACAAAAAGAATCATGGGAAACAGATGAGCAATTTGCCCAAAGACAAAAAGACTATGATGCTAGAAGATTAGGAGCACAAGCTTTTGATAGAAGACAACAAGATTTATCAGGTCTAGCACCAGAAATAGCAGCACAAGATCAAGCGCAAAAAGATGCTTATACTATGGCAACAACTGGTGTAGGTGCTTACAAACCATACGTTGCAGAAGCAGAAAAACTTCTAGGTGCAGGTGCTGGAACAGGTGTAGGCACTATTCAAGATTATATGTCACCATATCAACAACAGGTGATAGATTATTCATTAGAAGAATTCGATAGAAACGCAGGAATTAAAAGACAACAAATGAGAGACCAAGCTATAAGAGCGGGAGCTTTTGGTGGTGGTAGAGATCAAGTTTTACAATCAGAATATGAAAGAGGAAGCGATAGAGATAGACTTTTACTTCAATCAGGATTATTACAACAAGGTTTCCAACAAGCACAACAAGCTAGAGCACAAGATTTTGAGAGACAAAAAGGTTTAGCTAGTATGGTACCAGGATTACAACAAGCAGATGTTTCAGCTTTGGGTCAAGTGGGCGCAATCCAACAAGCACAAACACAAGCTGGTTTAGACGCTACAAGAGAAGCAGCAAGGCAGGCCGCTTTCTTACCGCAAGAAAACTTACAAAGATATGCTGGTCAAGTTACAGGATTAATGGGTGGATATCCTGCACAAACACAATCAACTAACGTACCAAATCCATCACCTATGCAAACTGCATTAGGAGTTGGTTCAACACTCGCTGGAATTTATGGTTCCCTTGGTAAAGGTTATTCAAATTTCTTCGGAAAGAAACCGACTAATTAATTATGAGAAGTTCTAGAACTTTAAGACGACCGATGTTTAGAATGGGTGGTTCAGCTCAAGGAATTATTTCTGGTTTAGATACACCTAAGAGAGGTTTAGTAGATGGACCAGGTGGCTATGCAGGAAAAACTCTTGAAGAGATGGGTATTCCTAAAAGTTTTATAGAAGCTAACTCTCATTTACAAGACAGAGAAATTCAAAGAAAGTGGACTATGCAAAATAGAGAAACTATTAACATAGACACTGAAGGTGGCAACACTGATATTACAATGAGTGATCAATTAAAATTTCTTCCAACTAAATCAGAGATGGAAGCGGCAAGAAAATATTATCCTCAATATAAAAGACCAGAAGGAGAAGGTCTTTCAAGATTCTTAACTTCATTTGGTTTAGATTTTATGTCAAGACCACCACAAGGTGGCTTGTTAGCAACTGCAGCTGCATCAGCTAAAAAACCATTAGACCAATTATATAAAGACACTGATACTGAAAGAGCAATGAAGTATCAAACAGACGCTGACTTATTTAAAACTTTAGTTGAAGGTAAGGCTGAAGCTTTAAGTGGTACTGACACGGCAGCAATGTTTAAAGATGAAAAGATAGCTCAACTTACACAAGAAGCATTTGATTCTATGTATGATTTAAATGAGAAGTGGGATCCTAAATGGAATGACATGAATGAAAATGATAGACTTAAAGACCCTAATTATGTTCAGTGGCGTAAGGACCAACAAAGAATTGATCAACAGTTAGATAGATTTGAAGCGGATCTTGGTATTAATATTAAAGATGTAATAGGTGGTACTGAAGGAATGGCAAATCTTCAAGGAGGATTTAAAAAATCATTACAGGAAAGTGAAGAACCAATGATGGGACCTGATGGTAAACCTATGACAGATGAAGACGAAGACGTAATAACTGTTGGAGAATACTACTTAGATCCAAGCAACAAAGGTGACCTTCAAAAGAAAGTAATTGAAATGACGTTTGAATACATTGTCCAACAAAAAAGAAAAAGAAGAGGTTGGGCAGGTGCTACTGGTGGAAGAGCAGGCTATGCTAATGGTGAATTAGTGGAGCAAGCTGATGTAGATATCATGACTCCTCAAGGAGACATGGCTATGCAAGAGACAGTTGAAGAAGGTGTGATGCCTGATCAACTTTCTTATGAAGAATTAAGAGCAAGATTACCTCAAGAAATTTCAAATGAAATAGTACAACTATTAGTTAGCAGTGCAGAAGCTCTAGCAGACTTTGCAGAAATTCAAACACAACAAGATGTAGATAATTTCAATGCTAAATATGGAGTAAACTTATTGCTGCCATCGGAGGCTTAAAATGGCCGAAGAAATTAAACTTTGGGACAAGATTCAAGATACTTGGAGTGGCAACGTAGACCCTGAACAAGAAAAATATTCTATTAAAGAAGATTTAAAATCACAAGAGTATCCTTTTTACACTAAGCCTAAAAAGAAAAAGAAAAAAGACATAGAAAACTATGATGAGTTTACTAAATTAATTATAGAAACTTCTGAAAGAATAGCTGCACCTAAAAAGAAACCAGTTAAATATACTAAAGAAGGTTTAACTGATGTTGCTTTAATGCTTACAGGTAATACTGGTGCTATGTCTTACACTCTAGACAAGTGGAAAAAACAAAGAGAGTCAAAAAAATTTCAAAAGAAAAGAGATTATGTAGAAGGCTATACAGATATAGCTCAACAATTAATAAAAGGAACTGGAAACTTTGTTCAGTCAGCTAGTGAATGGGTGCTAACACCTATTGATTGGGCATTCAGTACAGAGTTTCAACAAAAATTTAACAAAGCAATAGATGAAGATATGTCTTTTGCTGCAGATAAACCTGAAAGTGTTCCAGGATCCATATCTAAATTGATTGGAGAATATGCAATACCATTATCAGTTGCTACTAAAATTAAATCAGGTCTTCTTGGATGGAGTAAACTAAAGTGGTTACAAGAACGTAACAAAGTTAGTAAAGCTTCTAAGATTGCAACTCGAATGGCGGAAGGTGCTTTCATCTTAGGTTTTGCGGATGCCTTTTATGGCAGTGGTGGACGTCCTGATATGGAAAGAGGTTTGCCTTGGGGAATGTTATGGGGAGAACCCACTAAAGGAAGAATTAATAAACCAATTGATACTAAAGGTTTAACTGGAAGCGACTTAGCTAAAGCAACTTTAATTAATAAAGTTAGGTTTGCTAGAGAAGGCGCCATCATTGGTGGTGGGTTTCCATTGGTTGGAAAAGCTGCTCAATTAACTATGAAACATTTTGTTAGACCAGGTGTAAGACAAAACGTTGGAATCATATTAGAAGGAACAGGAAAAGCTTTTTCTACAGCGTCATGGATTTTAGCAAGAACTCCAGGTGTTCCAACTGCTGCAAGAATTACTAGAGATTGGACAGGGGCTGCGTTAACTAAAGCAGTGGTGCCGGCGTTAACAAGAAACTTAAGAATGCCTACAAGGAAAAACAAATCTTTGATTAGACAACTTCCCCCATTTGATAAATGGAAAATGATTCCTGAAACAACACCAGACCCAGGTCTAAGAAGACTTAAAAAGTTTTCAGATTTTTTAAGTTACTTCCAATCATTTGGAAAGAACAATCAGTTTCTTGGTACTATCAATGAAGAAGCAAAATTAACTATTAGATCTAAAGGTAAAAAAATATTTAAAGTATTAGATGATATCAATGCAACAGCTTATAAGTTAGCTGAAAGTTTTCAGAAAAGATATAATACAAATATGACTTCTCCTGTTGGAGAAAAATATTATGCTGATCAGGTATTAGAATATTTAAAAGGCCAATTAAAAGGTGGTTTAAAATCTCTTCCTAAAGAATTAAGATTTCATGCTCATGAGTTAAACCAAGAACTAGACAAACTTAGAAGATTATATGCTAATGCTTTACCAGGTTCTCAAAAATTTGAATCATACAAAAACGCATTACTTGATGATGTTAAGAAATATTTAAGAGCTTCTTTTGGAACTTTTAGTAATCCAATGTGGCTAGTAAATCCTCGAGATAAAATTAATGCAGCTAGGTGGGTAGTTAAAAATGTAGTTAAAAGAAACAAAGACTATAAAGCAGAAGCTAGAAAATTTTTACCTAATGTATCTGCGGAAAGAGCTTATATGAAATATGCTCAAAGAATTGTAGAAAATATATTACACACAGGTAGAACTGAAGGAGTAAATCCTTTAGCAGCTATAGAAAAAATAGGTTTACAACATTTAAGAAACGATAAATTTAAGTTTCTTAAAAAAGGAGAATTACTTCCTGAACAAATTAAAAAAGTTTTAGGATATAAGACAGATTTAAAAAACCAAGTAGCTAATACTGCTATGGAAATGGTGTCAGAAATTACAACTAAAAAACAATATGATAAGATTGCTAAGTATCTATTAGATAATAAACTTGGTTTTAAAACTGAAGCTGAAGCTATTCCATATATAATAGGAGCTAAAAAAGTATTTAAAATTCCAAGACTAGGTGTACTTCCAAGTGATATTATAGGTTTATATGTATCTCCTCAAACTAAAAGAATGTTAGAAGGAGTAGGTGGAACACTAGATAAACTTATAGACATTGCAATCTGGAGACATGCATTACAATTTAAAGTCTTAACTCAAATGGGTAAGACAGTCTTTTCTCCACAAACTCAAGTTAGAAACGTAGAAGCTTCGGCTTTATTTCCTATGGTCAATGGTCATATAGGTGGAAGAGCCAGTGTAATTGATTCAATGAAAATAGTTTGGCGAGATATATTTCCTCAACCAGGTAAAGTAAACATGAAAAAATTTTATGATGCTGTAGAAAAAGAAGTAAGATTAGGAACTATGGATGAGAACGTAATCCAACAAGAAATTATTGCAGTGACTCAAGATATTATGAAGGGTAGTGTTAATACATTAGATAAATTATTTCAACGTCTACAAGATACAGTCTTTGTTAAAAATGCTAGTAGAGTATATGCAGGTGGTGACAATATGTGGAAATGGTATGGTAGACAATGGGCTAAGTCTCAATTATCTGCGGTGTTTCCTGATAGAAAAGCTTTAACAGATTACATGAAATACATGGGCCAAACAGTTAATGAAGATGATTTATTAACAGGAGCTAAAAAAACATTTGATGACTTATTAGATGATGCTTCTGCATGGGAGATAAGAAATACTTATCCAACTTATAGTAAGGTGCCACAATTTATTCAGGACATTAGAAAGATTCCATTCTTTGGAAACTTCGTTTCGTTCCAAGCTGAAATCTTAAGAACTGGAACTAACATTATAAACTTTGGTTTAAGACAAGCGGCACATAAAGACCCACGAATTAGACAGATGGGAATGCGTAGATTAATGGCAGCTTCTTTAGGGTTCTATGGTTATGGTGCGGGAATATACAATGCAGCTCTAGCTTTAACAGGTTCGACTGGCGAGCAATGGGACGCATATAAATTTTCATTTGCAGCTGACTGGGACAGAGCATCTAATCTTATACCATTAACTGATTGGGATAAAGGTAAAGCAAAAGCTATTAACTTCTCATACTTTAGTCCTTATGATGTATTACAAAAACCAGTTGAAGCAGCTTTAATCAAAGCTCAAGAACAAAATTTAAATCCACAAGAAACAGAAGATTATGTTATGAGTTTAATGTTTGGAAGGGATGGTCCTATCATGACACTCTTAGATCCATTTATTGCGGAACAAATTGGACTAGAAAAGATTCAAGATATTATGCCACCAGGATATTTAATGGGTGGTAGAGGTGGTAAGACTACTGCTGGGTCATTAGTTTATTCACCTTCAGATAGTCTAAGCGATAAATTTGAAAAAGCTTATGCTCATATTTTTAATGGTATTGAACCAGGTATATGGACATCAGGAGAAAAAATTAAAAAAGGATTATTTTCTGATGTTAAAAAAGGTGGACAGCCTGTTAGTTTAAGAGATGAATTACTTGCACTGATGGCTGGTGTTAGAATTATAGATATTGATATAGGGAACTCTCTTTCATATAAAGCTGGAAGATTTAACTCATTAATGAGAGCAGTGGATGATGCAGAAAAAATATATTCTCCAGAAAATTATATGAACAGAGGACCAACTGTTATTGGTGAAGAGTATACACAAATGCAAGAAGAAGCGTTTAGAATTCAAAAAGAAATGTATAATATTATTCAAAATGCAATGAAACTAGATTTAGATGAAGATGATATTAGAAAAATTTTAAAAGATGCACAGATGCCAAACAAAAAAATAAGAAAATTAATGAATGGTGAATTTGTACCAGTTAACTTCTCTGATGCTAGATTTAAAAAGAAAGTTAAAGTATTAGAGGATCAAGCTAGAAAAATGACTAAAGATAATCCCGATCTTAAATATTATTTAGATGAAGACTATGCTTATCCAAAAGATTTATTAAATGATATTAAATATGATTGGAAAGATAAATCTTTAATTACAGAAACTAAAGAAGAAGAACCTGGTTGGATTAAAAAAGGAGCTAAAAAAGTTTGGGATAGAATTAATCCACTTAAAGGTTTTGAAGGATTTGATAGTCTATTACGTAGTGAAAAGATAGAAACACCACCACTACCTCCTACTTCAATGCCAGATAAAAAGTTATTAGCGCAGTCACCTCAAAAAATAAATGGGTTGACACGTAGTGAACAGGCGCTACTATCGCCATCAGATAAAGTAATTGCACGGAGAACTTAATGGCAAAAGATAACGCATTGCAAAGAATAGATTCTCATGAGAAGTTATGCAGGATTATGCAGAAACAAACTCATGATAAAATTCATTCTATTGAAAAACAAATACATAGAATAGAAAGCATTCTATTGGTATCTGTTGGGGCCTTGATCACAGGAATGGGATATGTTATATTTACTTTACTTACAAAATAAAAATCATGCAGCTTAGTAAACATTTTAAACTCGAAGAGATGACCAAGTCGATGACAGCGACGCGTAAAGGTATTGACAATTCACCTGGAGCAGGTGATATTAAAAATTTGGAGAACGTATGCTATGAAATATTGGAACCGGTTCGTGCGCACTTTGATAAACCCATTACTGTTACCTCTGGCTACCGCTCCGAGGCGCTTTGTGAAGCGATCGGCAGCAAAAAAACGTCACAACATGCAAAGGGCCAGGCGGTTGATTTTGAAATAGCAGGCGTACCAAATATTAAAACTGCTTATTGGATACAAAATAATTGTGACTTCGATCAATTGATCCTCGAGTTCTACAAAAAAGATGATCCAGCAGGTGGCTGGGTTCACGTTAGCTACAATGAAAAAGGTGCTAACAGAAAACAAGTTTTAACCTACGATGGGAAATCTTACGAGAACGGCCTTCCGGACATGAAATGGTCCGGTGGAAAAGTCGTATCTTAAAATTTTAGCGCGCCTCGCGCGTATATCCTACTAAATCCATGACCTTAATTCTTCTCCTAAAACTTCTGATGCTATGTTTATTTTTTTACGGAGAGCTTCTACGATTTTTTCGTCTACGGTCTCGTCACAAATCAAGTCTACATATGTTACAGATTTTTGTTGTCCAATTCTGTGTGCTCGGTCTTCTGACTGCAGTCTTTTTTCTAAGTCATATCCGTTAGAATAGTAAATTACGGTGTTTGCTGCCGTCAAAGTTATCCCATAGCCGCCCGTAGAAGGCGTTCCAACCATAAACCGACACCCAGGGTCATCCTGAAATTTCTTTATATTAGGTTGTCTCTCATCTTGAGGAGTTAATCCATAATAGTCGACCACGGACCCCGGACCATACTCTTTAGTTATGACTTTAATTATTTCAGTAATATCATATTGGTAATGAGCCCAGATAATAGCTTTACCTTCAGTCTCTTCTAATACATTCATTAACTCATCTATTCTATTATTAACAATTGGCTGAGTAGAGCCATCATCTGCGGTAAAGTGTCCACATGTAATTTGATGCAGTCTCATTAATTGAGTTAAAGCATTAACAGTCGTTACTTGTTTACCATTTAGATTAGCAAGAGCTGTCTCTTTCATTTGCAAATATAGTTTAACTTGATCAGGACTTAATTTAATATTTCTTTTTAAATATATTTTTTCCGGTAAATCTAAGCAATCTTCTTTTAATACTCTATAAGAGAATCCTTTCAATTGATCAGATAACTCCCCTAAATTTTTAAATTTATCTACTACTTGAACAGACCTTCCATGTAAATGAAGAGTTTTCATTTCTGCATATCTATTTCTAAATGCATAATAAGAAGTAAAGTCTAATAACCAAGGACTTAAAAATTCACATTGACTATATAAGTCTAATGGGTTTTTAGTAACAGGAGAACCTGTCATTATTCTTCTATATTTAGCCCCTTCCGCTAACTTAATAATATTTTTAGTTCTTTTAGCTCCTGGATTTTTAATAGTGGTGCTTTCATCAATAGCCATTAAAGTGTTATGCGAACTTAAAAATTTAGCTGCAAAATCTCTACCTTTTGTAGTGCTTAAAGCTTCTACATTCATTATTAATATATGTAGAGATTCTTCTGGTTCAAAAAGACTATCTAAATTTTCTTGTTGTTTTTTAGTTATATTAGGTTGCCACAATACGGTCACATTTTCAATATGATCGGGTAAATGAGTAGGAAGTTCTTGATTATACCAAGTTCCAATAACACCTTTAGGAGCAACAATTAAAGCTCCATCAACTTTACCTTTATCGTAAAGCATAGCTAAATTATCTATCAACACTTTTGTTTTACCTGTACCCATTTCCATAAAATAAGCATAAGTTTCTCTGTTCCATGACTTTTCTAACGCAGTCATTTGATGCGCGTATGGTTTCATTTTAAATTTATATTTCATAATTTTTCTTCTTTCTATGGGTTGACATATAGTTCATCTTGCATTATATGTCAAGACATGAAAGCAGAAAATATAGTTTATGTTATACAAGAAGTTCCTGGAACCAAAGCTGGTAATCCTAAAATTAATATTATGGGTGCAGCTGATTATGGTAAGATAAAATTTTTACTTCCAGAACTTTCTCAAATAATTTTTTCTCCAGGTCCTTTAATTTATAAACTAAGAAAAGGTTTAAAAGATTTTAAAGAAGGAGATCATTTATTATTAACAGGTGATCCTGCAATAATAGGTGTAGCATGTTCCATAGTTTCTGATATTACTAATGGCAAATACAATCTATTGAAATGGGATAGACAAGAAAGTAAATATTATCCTATTGAAATTAATTTATACGAGAAAGGAGAAATTAATGATTGATTTTGAAAAAGACCAGGAGAACGTGTTAAAGAAAACTGATAACATACAGTCACTGGCAGACCAAGTTCAAAAGTTAAATGATATATCACTTGATATAGAAAAACTAGAAGAGAGTCTTAAAAAAAGAAAAAAAGAACAAGAACATTTATCTGGAGAAGTTATTCCAACAATGATGAGTGAGATGGGTTTATCTCATTTAAAATTAATGGATGGCTCATCAGTAGATGTTAAACCGAATTATAGCGCCAACATCACTATAGCAAATAGAGAAGCGGCGTTTAACTGGCTTCGAAACAACGGCCTAGGAGATATCATTAAAAACGAAATCTCCGTTTCATTTGGTCGTAACGAAGATAACAAGGCGAGCAGCTATGCAGACCTTGCGAGGAGTCAAGGGTTAGAACCACAACAAAAGTTGAAGGTGGAACCCATGACTCTGAAAGCGTTAGTCCGTGAACGTATTGAGGCAGGTAAAGACATGCCGACGGAACTTTTCAACATTTATGTTGGAAATAAAACAACAATAAAAAGGAAACAATAATAATGAACCAAGAAATAGCAAAAAAAGAAAATGCAGGTGCATTAGCTACGAACTTATTCGAAGCTGACGCAAATGCTGGCTCTCAGAATATGACGCAGGAAGATCTTGCGTTACCATTTCTGAAAGTCTTAGGCCAACTATCGCCTGAAGTTAATGAGAGGGATGGGAAATACGTTCAAGGTGCTAAACCTGGAATGATTCTCAACAGTGTCACAAACGAAGTGTTTGATGGTGCAAAGGGGATAGATGTTTTACCAGTCTACTATGAAAGAAAATATGTAGAATGGAAAGACAGAGGTGAGGGTAAAGGCGCTCCCGTAGCAATTCATGATGCCGAAAGTGGTATTATCGAAACAACTACTAGGGATAAATCATACAAAGATCGTCTACCTAATGGAAACTATCTAGAGAATACAGCAAATCATTTTGTAATTCTTTTAGGTAAGAGTCCACAGACAGCTTTAATTTCTATGAAAGCGACTCAATTAAAAATTAGTCGTAAATGGAATTCCATTATGATGGGAATTAAGTTGCAAGGTAAGAACGGTTTATTTACGCCGCCAACATATAGCCACATTTATAATCTAAAGACTGTTCAGATGTCTAATGACAAAGGAACATGGTTTGGATGGGAAGTGTCTAAAGTTGGTCCAGTTCAAGATAAAGGTGTTTACGAAATAGCCAAAAACTTTGCTGAGAGAGTCGGTAAAGGTGAGGTTGAAGTTAAACACGGATCTGAAAACAAAGAAGCAACACCGTATTAAACTAATCCTAGGTAGTGGGCGGCGAAGCGAGAGTGGATCCGCCCATTAATAAAAGAATTGTATGATTATATTAGAAGATAAAATTAGAGATTTTAAAAATATATTTAAAGGCTTACAAAGAGCCCATGGATGTACTAAAGTTGGTCCGAGTAATAACAACGGAGAAAAAGTTAAAGGAAAATCTTTTGTAGTACGGGAACATGTAACCGATCACTTGTGGTTAAAGCATTTAAATGGTGAACAAAGTTTAGGAATTATTCCAATCAACGAAGAGAATCAATGTATATGGGGATGTGTAGATATAGATTCATATGCAGGATTTGATCATAAAAAATTAATAGATAAAATAAAAAGTTTTAAACTACCGCTGGTAGTATGTAGGTCAAAGAGTGGGGGTGCTCATGTGTTTCTCTTCTCTGAGACTCCCGTTGACGCAGAAAGAATGAGAGACAAACTTACAGAAATAAAGACACTACTAGGATACGGCGGATCAGAAGTCTTTCCAAAACAAATTAAATTACAATCAGCAGATGACACAGGAAATTTTTTAAACTTACCATACTTTAATGGTGATGAAACTTTAAGATATGCATTTAAAGAAGATGGTACAGCAGCAACTTTACAAGAATTTTATGAGATCTATAAAAATGTAAAACAACTAGATGTTGGTCTCGTAAAAGTGCAGAGGCCCCAATCAGAATTTTCTGATGGGCCTCCGTGCATAGAACTTATGGCAGCCAATACTGTAGGTGAAGGTGGTAGAGACAACGCATTATTTCATTATACGGTTTATGCTAAAAAGAAATGGCCATCAGGTTGGCAAGGGAAAGTTTCTTTATTTAATGAGAAACATGTCAAACCAATCTATGATGATGCTGGATTAAATAGAATTATAAAACAACATGAGAAAAAAGATTGGGGATATAAATGTAATGATACTCCAATGTGTAATTTGTGTGATAAAAAATTATGTAAGAGTCGTAAGTATGGAATAGGAGATGAGATAGTATTTCCTGCATTAACAGATTTACAAAAAATTAAATTAGAAAAACCATACTATTATCTGAATGTAGATGGAGAAAGATTATACTTAGAGAATGTAAAATATTTAAAACAACAAAATTTATTCCAAGAAGCCTGTATGGAACAATTAGATTTTAAGCCACCAACAGTTAAACCAAAAGATTGGGACATGATTATAAACCCACTAATGAAGAATCACGAACCTGTTGAACCACCAGAAGGAGTTACAACTAATGATCAATTACAGAATCATTTAGAAGAGTTTTGTTTAAACCGGCATATAGGAACTGAAATGAGTGATCTTAAACGTGGTGGTGTGTGGACTAGTGAGGGATATCATCACTTTATATTTAGTAAGTTTTATAATCAATTCTTAATTAGACAAAGATGGGATGTAAATTATTCTAGAACGGCGCAGATGTTAAAAGAAGTTTGTAATTGTGAAGATAAGAGAATTGGGAAAGATAAAATATCAGTATTTAGAGTAAAACAATTTGATCTAAAAGAGGAAGAGTATACGCAAAAAGAACTTAAACCGAAGGATGTATTTTAATGAAAATAAGGTGTTTTATAGAAAGCTTTATTGATGTAGGCAGTGGATTAATTTTAGCAATTTTAATTCAATTATATATCTTTCCTTTCTTTGGATTATATCCAACGATTTGGGACAGCTTACATATAGCATTAATATTTACAGCAGTTTCAATTATTAGATCATCGATATGGAGACATTTTTTTAGGAGGATTAAATGAAAACAATAGTATTGGGACCACCAGGAACTGGAAAGACTACAACTTTATTAAATAAAGTAGATAATTATTTAAAAGAAACTGATCCAGATAAGATAGGCTATTTTGCTTTTACTCAAAAAGCTGCGTACGAGGCAAGAGATAGAGCAATGAAACAATTTAATTACACAGAAGATGATCTTCCATACTTTAGAACTTTACACTCACTAGCATTTAAAAAACTTGGACTTAAAAAAGATCAAGTAATGCAACCAAGACACTATAAAGACTTGGGAAAAAAATTAGGCTTTCCAGTGGCTTACGCAGAACACCAGGAAGATCACGGATTCTTTACATCTGACAGTGAGTATTTACAGATAATTAATTTAGCAAAACTTAGAAATATAACTCCAGACCAACAGTATGAACTTCAAGAACATACTCAAGATTTAGAGAGAGATAAGTTAAGAATTATAGCTAATGAGTTGGAGAGATATAAAAAAGAATATGGTTTGATAGACTTTAATGACATGATTTTAAATTTTATAAAATCAGATAAGTCCCCTAACTTCGATGTAGTCTTTATTGATGAAGCTCAAGATTTATCTCGAATGCAATGGGATATGACTAAAACTATTTGGGATAAAACAGAGGATACGTTTATTGCTGGAGATGACGACCAGGCTATCTTTAAATGGGCTGGTGCTGATGTAGATTCTTTTATAGCTTTACAAGATCAAATGATTAACCTTCCACTTATTCAATCACATAGAATTCCGATGAAAGTTCATAGACTTGCTATGGGTATTATAAATAGAATTAGAAATAGAATAGATAAGAATTGGAAACCTAAAACTAATGAGGGAAGTTTACATAGACACTTTGATGTTGAATCAATTGATATGTCATCTGGTGAATGGTTAATACTATCTAGAACTAAATACATGCTTAAAGAAATAGAAGATACTTTGTATCGTAAGGGTTTGTATTATGAGAATAAATATAAAAGAAGTTATGAAAAAGATATGCAAGAAGCAGTTACAGACTGGGAGCATTTAAGACAGGGACAATTAATGTCTTATAAACAAATTGAAAAGATTTATAGTTACATGAGTCCTGAACATGCAGACAAGAATAAATTAAAAGGAATGGTGAAAGAATCCTTCTATGGTATTGATGCATTGACCAAGGACCACGGATTAAAAACTAAAAAAGTTTGGTTTGAAGCTTTTAATGAAGCAGGGCAACAGCGAGTAAATTATCTAAGAAAAATGAGAGCTAATGGTGAGAAATTAAATAAACCACCAAGAATAAAATTGTCTACGATTCACGCCGCTAAAGGTGGTGAATGTCAAAACGTTGTATTGTTAACTGATCAAACAAGAACAACAATGAATACATACGAAAAGAATCCTGATGATGAAAACAGACTGTATTATGTAGGTGCAACACGAACAAAAGAAAACTTACATATAATAGAACCCAAACAACCTAGTAAAGGATTTATAATATGAGCGAAGAAATATATAAAAAGCAGGTAGGTGGGACTCATTATAAATCTATGGCGATTCAACCTTCAGAATTTATTAATAGAAATAATATTCCATTTGCGGAAGGCAACGCAATTAAATATTTATGTAGACATAAACAAAAAAATCAAAAAGAAGATTTGTTAAAAGCAAAACATTATATTGACATGGCGATCGATAGAGACTATCCTGAACCTGTGAAAGAAGAAATAAAAGAATCAAAAAATTCATGGGGGATAGTTGAGAAATAAAATTTTAATTATTCATGCTGAATGGCTAAAAGATAATGGTTATCCATATGAGGATTGTGTTGAACAATCTTATCCTGAAAATGATTTTAGAGATAAAAAAGGTAAAACAAACTTAATCAGAGACAAACAAGGGAGATTTATAAAACTATGATACAAGTACCACTATTTAAACCACAGACAGAATGGTTACCGCCAGAAGAATTTCCAGATCTATCAAAGTATGATGAGATTGCAATTGACTTAGAAACAAAAGACCCGGACCTAATTAAGATGGGATCAGGATCAGTATCTAAAAACGGAGACGTTGTGGGTGTAGCTGTCGCTGTTAAGGACTGGTCTGGTTATTATCCAATTGCTCATGAAGGTGGTGGTAATCTAGATAGAAATAAAGTTTTAAAATGGTTCCAAGGTGTGTTGAGCACTCCAGCTATGAAAATATTTCACAACGCCATGTATGACGTATGTTGGATAAGAGCGCTCGGTTTAAGTATTAACGGAAGAATTGTAGACACGATGATTGCATCGGCCCTAGTTGATGAGAATCAAATGCGTTATGACTTAAACAACTGTTCCAAAAGATACACTGGAAAAGGAAAAAATGAAACAGAATTATATGAAGCTGCAAAGAGTTGGGGGGTTGACGCTAAGGCAGAAATGTATAAACTACCTGCCATTTATGTTGGTGCTTACGCAGAAAAAGATGCTGAGATAACTTATGAACTTTGGCAAGAGCTAAAGAAAGAAATTATTAATCAAGATTTAAAATCTATTTTCCAATTAGAGACTGACTTATTCCCTTGCCTCGTAGATATGCGGTTCTTAGGAGTTCGTGTAGATGTTGTAAAAGCTCACCTATTAAAAGAAGAATTAAATAGAGAAGAAAAAGGATTATTACAAAAAGTAAAAAAAGAAACTGGAGTAGATACCCAAATATGGGCAGCTCGATCCATTGCCCAAGTTTTTGAAAAACTTCACCTACCATTTGACCGCACCGAAAAAACAAATTCTCCATCATTTACAAAAAACTTTTTGCAGAATCACCCCCACCCACTAGTGAAACTAATTGCCCGAGCCCGTGAAATAAATAAGGCCCATACCACGTTTATTGATACCATATTAAAACATAATCATAAAGGAAGAATACATGCTGAAATTAACCAATTAAGGTCCGATAATGGTGGAACTGTGACCGGAAGATTCAGCTATTCTAACCCAAATTTACAGCAAATACCAGCTAGGAACAAGGAACTTGGACCACGGATTAGGTCATTATTTATACCCGAGGAAGGCCATACATGGGGTTGTTTTGACTATTCTCAGCAAGAGCCTAGGTTGGTAGTGCATTATGCCGCTTTACAGAATCTCTATGGAGTGAACGAAGTATTGGACTCGTATAATGAGGGCGATGCCGACTTTCATACTATCGTTGCAGACATGGCAGAGATACCTAGAACTCAGGCCAAGACTATAAACCTTGGTCTGTTCTATGGTATGGGAAAAAATAAATTACAAGCTGAACTTGGAGTCTCTAAAGAAAAAGCTGACGATCTTTTTAAACAATATCATAACAAAGTTCCATTTGTAAAACAGTTGATGGACAATGTAATGTATAGAGCCCAGGACTCTGGTAAGATTAGAACTTTGCTAGGTCGTTTGTGTAGGTTCCATCTATGGGAACCAAATCAGTTTGGAATTCATAAAGCCTTGTCCCACGAAGCAGCGCTCGCGGAACACGGACCAGGGATCAAGCGAGCTTATACTTACAAAGCTTTAAATAAATTGATTCAAGGAAGTGCGGCGGACATGACAAAGAAAGCAATGTTAGAGCTTTATAAAGAGGGGATTACACCACATATACAAGTACATGATGAACTTGATATATCAGTTGATGGTAATGCAGATAAAATAAAAGAGATTATGGAACATGCAGTTTCACTTGAAGTTCCTAATAAAGTAGACTATGAATCTGGACCAAATTGGGGTACAATAGAATAAACAAGAGGAGGAAACTATGGTAAAAAAATACCTAGATAAAGTAATGATATGGCAATTACATAACAGAAGAGAAATCATTTGTTTTGTAGCTGGTTTAATCATTGGCTCTATAATTTTGTAATGTCTCATGTCATATCTGAATGCAAACATTCCTGTGACGTATGCACAGATCAGGAGAGAATATCTCTATGACCTTACCGGACATTTTGGAGAAGTTGAAGATTGTATTATCTTTGGTCTGGCGTCTATTACAGGACGTCCGATCCTCTTCCATGCTATTATGGAAAATGGTGCTGTCTTTTATCGTCTCCCCATTTCAGCCTTTATTCAACGAGGTTACGACCCCAAGGAAGTCCCGAAAATGCGATTGGATGAGTTGGAGTTATGGAATTGTTTTAGTTATTATCCTGCTGTCACTTCTTTTGATATTCTAGATGGACAATCTGGAAAGTTTTTTGGAAAAGATAAGAAATTACATCCAGGAAAATATTTATTTACTGTTGACTGGGGACACCCAGAGAGTAATATAGTAGACACTGATCATTCAGAGATTCCGCACGAACATAAGTGCGCACACATACTTGCGTTAGATGACGGCAACTATGCGGCACAGCCAAACAATCGTATACTTTGGGATATCCCATCATTTACAGTTAAGAACAATGTTCCTGACTGGAAAGTACAAACAAGTGATTGGAATGTTGAAGATACCGGTAAATGGAAAACAGAAGATACCGATAAATTCTTTTATAATATTGAGGAAAAAAATGATGACTGAACGTTGGTGTAAAAAATGTAATAAAATGTGTCACTGCCCTAATGCAGAAGGTGAATGTACTAACTGTGATTGTAATAGTAGAGCAGAAGATAAAAGTTTTGAAAATGAAGGTGGTTTAGTAATTGATGACACTGGAGAATGTGAAAGTTGTCAATAAGTAAAACATAGTATGAGGCATAATTATGAACTACCAATTTACTGCAATAGTAATAATTTTGTTGTGTTTACTAACTCTTTGTGTAGCTCCCATTCAAAAACCATCATTGAAAAATGAGTCAAAAGACTATATACTTCCTAAGCCAAAACCAAAGGTAAGTAATGATTGAAAAATTAATGACATTATTAGTTGGAATTCTACTGGCATTAGCTGGTTGGACTCTTACTAGAACGTTTGATCTCTCTACTAATCAAGCAGTACAGCTAGATAAAGTTTCTAAACTTGAAAGACAAGTAGAGAAATTAGAAGATCAACTAGATGATATGCAGGACTCTGATGAAGAGATTATGGAACAACACGAAAAATTATTTAAAAAATTAGAACAAGGAAACACGGGGTATAGTTATAACTA